CACTAAGGGTGACTGGTGGCTGGTTACTCCGTGCGACCTCGTCTGATCACCTTTAGTCACCCGTCGCTGATCCCGACGGGCAGGAAGGCCCGAGTCTCCCGGCTCGGGCCTTCCGCATTTCCGGGAGACCTTCATGAAAATCAGAACCGACCGAGCCTGTGACACCTGCGGAAGCACGTTTGCTCCTCGCCGCCGTGATCAGCGCTGGTGCTCAAAGCCCTGCAAGAACAAGCACTACAACGATCGGTTTCGTGCGACAGGCGTTCTCTCGCCGGAGGCACGGGAGCGGCAGCGCTTGTACTGGCAGGCGAAGTGCCGACGCCGCCGGGCTGCGAAGCGAGGCGGAGTTTCGGAGCCGTACACGCTGACGCAGATAGCAGAGCGCGACCGCCACCGATGTCAACTGTGCGGCGGGCGGGTGCCCATGATGGTGAAGGTGCCGGACCTGAAGGCCCCGACGATCGACCACGTAGTTCCTGTGTCGGAGGGCGGGGATGACACCCGCGCGAACGTGCAGCTGGCGCACTTCGGGTGCAACAGCACCAAGGGTGCCCGCGGCTGCCAACAGCTTGCCTTGATCGGCTGAGGGGGTCACGCATGGTAGCCGACGAGGTCCGTGCCGAGCTCGACGCGATCGGCTCCGCGGCCGTCGCCCCAGGGCTGACCGAGCTGGCGATCCAACTCGCGCGGACCTTCGACCTCACTCCGGTCGAGTCGGGGGCCGTCCGCGCCCAACTCGCCGACAAGCTCGCCGCGGTGCTGACCAAGCTCCGTGCCCTGTCCCCGCCGGCCGTGAAGGGAGACGCGCTCGATGAGCTCACCGCCCAGCGTCGACTCCGACGCCGCACCTCCTGAGCAGCTCCCCCGGGTGACGACCGTCCCGCCGTTCGCCGTGACGGCCGGCGACGAGGCGATCGCCCTGGCGGCCATGGCCGGCCTGAAGCTCGACCCGTGGCAGCAGCACGTGCTCCGCGCCGGAATGGGCGAGCGCGCCGACGGCCGCTGGTCCGCGTTCGAGGTGTGCGTCAACGTTCCCCGCCAGAACGGGAAGGGCGCGATCATCGAGGCCCGCGAACTGTGGGGCCTGTTCCTCGGTGGCGAGCGGCTGATCCTGCACAGCGCCCACGAGTTCAAGACGGCGAAGGTCGCGTTCAAGCGGATCGAAGCACTCATCAAAGGGTGCCCTGACCTGCATAAACGCGTGAAGGCTTTCCGGTACACGGTGGGTGAGGAAGCTGTCGAGCTCCACACGGGGCAGACGCTGCGGTTCATCGCCCGCTCCGGCGGCTCTGGCCGCGGGTTCAGCGCGGACTGCAACATCCTCGACGAGTCGATGATCCTCGGCGACGACGCGATGGGCGCCCTCATGCCGACGGTGTCCGCGATCGACAACCCGCAGATTTGGTACCTGGGCAGCGCCGGCATCGGCTCGCCGTCGGTGCAGTTGGGCCGCCTGCGCTCGCGCGCCCTCGGGGCGATGGAGTCGGGGGAACCCGATCCGTCGCTGGCCTACTTCGAATGGTCGGTGGACGCGCACCGTGACGAGTGCACCCGGGTGTGTGCCGAGCATGACGACGCGGACGACCCGGCCGCCTGGGCCCGGGCAAACCCGGCGCTCGGCATCCGGATCAGCGAGGAGCACATCCGCAACGAGCGGCTGTCCATGGGCAGCGGCGGCATCTTCGAGCGTGAGCGTCTCGGTGTCGGCACCTACCCGGCGGACGGTACGGACGCGTGGCGGGTCATCGGCGAGGACGCGTGGCGGGCGCTGGCGGACGGCCGGTCCGCAATGGCCGACCCGGTGGCGTTCGCCATCGACACGACGCCCGAGCGGTCGCACACGGCGATCTGCGCCGCCGGCGCGAACGGGGACGCGGTCCATGTCGAGGTGGTCGACCACCGTCCGGGCACGGGCTGGGCAGCCGGTCGCCTGGCCGAACTGGTGGAGAAGTGGAAGCCGTGCGCGGTCGTCATCGACGAGGGCGGCCCGGCCGGCTCGCTGATCCCGGCGATACGCAAGGCGCTCGAGGAGATCGGGCTGAACGAGGACGAGGTGAACGAACTGCTGCTCATCCCGAAGTCGAGGCAAGTGGCCGCCGCGTGTGGCCAGTTCTACGACGGGGTGGCCGAGCAGCGGATCGTGCACCTGGACCAGGCGCCGCTGTCAACCGCGCTGGCCGGCGCGGACAAACGCCCGATCGGCGACGGCTGGGCGTGGGCGCGGCGCGGCGTCGGCGTGGACATCAGCCCGCTGATGGGCGTCACGTTCGCCGCGTGGGGACACGCGGAGCGGCACGACAAGGAGCCGGAAGGGGCGCCGAACCTGTGGCTGTGAACGCGCTGCTGCTGGCGCTCGAGGTGCTGTTCGTCCTGGCGGTCCTCGCCGGGGTGTGGCTGGTCTACCCGCCGGCCGCCCTGGTCCTGGCCGGGGTGCTGGGCGTGGTCGCTGTGGAGCGGATCCAGGCCGGGCGGAAACGTAGGGAGGTGACTCGCCGGTGAGCCTGTTCGGAATGTTCGAGAAGCGGGCCGGTCCGGAGAATCCCGCCGTCCCGCTGACCAGCATGTCTCTGCTCGACTGGATGGGTGGCACCTCGTCCGACTCGGGCATCTCGGTGTCCGAGACGTCGTCGCTGCACATGCCCGCCGTGTGGCGGTGTGTGGCGCTCATCGCCGGGGTGTCGGCGGCGCTGCCGCTGCACACCTACCTCGATGGGACGCGGGACAAGACCACGTCCCGGCTGCTGAAGGACCCGCATCCGGAACTGACGCCACTGGAACTGTGGCGGCTGGCCGGGGTGGCGCGAGTCCTCTGGGGCAACGGCTACATCCAGAAGGTGCGCAACGGTGCCGGTGACGTTGTGCAACTGTGGCCGATCACCCCGGATCGGGTGCAGGTCGGCCGGGTCCGCCCGACGCCCGACCTGCCCACGGGGAAGCTGTTCCAGGTCACCGACGACTGGGGTGTGCAGCACACGCTGACGACGCGGGACATCCTGCACCTGCCCGGCCTCGGCTACGACGGGCTGACGGGTGTCTCGCCGGTCCGTATGGCCGCTGAGGGCATCGGCCTGGCGCAGGCCGCGGAGAAGTCGGCGGGCGCCCTGTTCGGCCGCGGGAACCTGCTGGGCGGGGTGCTGCAGACCGAGCAGCGCCTGAATGCGGACCAGGCCGCGGCGCTTCGCGCCCGCTGGGACGCGGCGGCATCAGGCATGGCGAACGCCCAGCGGACCGCAGTACTGGACAGCGGGGCGAGCTTCAAGCCGATCACCATGCCGAACACCGATGCGCAGTTCCTCGAAAGTCGACAATTCCAAGTCGTTGAGATCGCCCGCATGTTCGGCGTCCCGCCGTTCCTGCTTATGTCCACGGAGAAGTCGACGAGCTGGGGCACCGGCCTCGAGCAGCAGGCGCAAGGCTGGGTCACGTTCGACCTGGCACCCACCTGGCTCGCACCGGCCGAGCAGCGCATCACGAAGGAGCTGCTGCCCGCAGGCGAGTACGCGAAGTACGCCGTGCAGGGGCTGCTCCGCGGTGACTCGTCCAGCCGCGCCATGTTCTACCGGGCGATGCGCGACATCGGCGCGTTCTCGGCGAACGACATTCGCGCGCTCGAAGACCTGCCGCCGATCGCCGGCCCCGAGGGTGACGCGTACCTGCAGCCCACGTACATGGCCCCGCTGGGGTCGGATCCGCTCGACACCGATGGCCCGGACACGGAGGGCAGCAGCAATGACGAGGACTGAGGAGAGGCGGGACCTCACCCTGGCCACGGCCGGGCTGCAGGTCCGCGCCGGCGACAGCGACGGGGCGGCCCCCGGGTTCACCGGGCATGCCGCCGTGTTCAACTCGCGTACCGCAATCGGCAACCCGCTGACCTGGGGTTTCTACGAGGAGATCGCGGCGGGCGCGTTCACGAAGACGATCAGCGAAGGTGACGCCCGGTTCCTCGTGGACCACGACACCCGCATGGTCGTCTCCCGCGTCTCGGCCGGCAGCCTCCGCCTGGCACAGGATCAGGTCGGTCTCGCCGTCGACGCCGACCTGGACGAGGAACTCTCCTACGTCCGAGACCTTGTGGTGAACCTCCGGAACAAGAACATCACCGGGATGAGCTTCGGCTTCCGCGTCGTCAAGGACGACTGGGAGCCGGTAGAGATCGAGACGGTGGACGGCGACAAAGCCGAGGCCGAGCTGCGCATCATCCGCGAAGTGCAGCTGTACGAGGTGTCCGCCGTCACGTTCCCCGCCTACGAGGACACCGACGCGGGGCTGCGCTCCGTAGGTGTCGCCCTGGCCGCCCGCGGAGACGCGGCCGCCTTCGACCGCCGGGCGCAGTACCGCCCGGAGCTTTTGACTTTCCGCCACGAGCCGGCCGAGTCCACTCGAGGCACCGACGCAACCCAGCCGGGAGAGACCACTGGGGGCCGTCAGGCGATGCGCATGGAGGCGCTCGCCGCCCGCTACCGCCTGGCGCGGTAGCCGCTCTCACATCCGATCCCAGCCCTGACGCCACACGGCGGCGGGGCTTTCTGTGCTGGAGGCACAATGCCCAACCGACTGCAGAGCCTGCTCGACCAGCGGGCCAGCGCCTGGGACAAGGCGCAGGAGTTCCAGAACCGCGGCGACGACAAGCCGCTCTCCGGGGAGGACCGGTCCGCCTGGGACGCGGCGCTCGCCGATGTTGAGCGTCTGTCCGCGGACATCGAGACCGAGGAGCGGCACGCGCGTCTCGCGAGTGTCGACTACCGCCAGGTCGTCACCGCGGGTGCCGACAGCGAGGAAGCCGCCGAGGAGGCGCGCCAGCGTCACGGTGGCGACGAGGGTGTCACGGCCTACGCGAACGCGTGGCGCACCTGGATGCGCGAGGGCGCGTCCGAGCTGACCAGCGAGGAGCGCACCGCGCTGCGCACCGGCTTCGTCGACGGGCGCGAGCTCCGCGCCCAGGGTGTCGCCACTGGCGCGGCCGGCGGGTACACCGTCCCGACCCCGTTCCGGGCGAAGCTCATCGAAGCGCAGAAGGCCTACGGGTCGGTGCGCGAGGTGGCCGAGGTCATCACCACGGAGACCGGGGCGACACTGCCCTGGCCGACGAACGACGACACGGCCAACGTGGGTGCGATCCTCGCGGAGAACAGCCAGGTCACCGAGCAGGACGTGACGATCGGCACGAACGACATCGGCGCGTACATGTACACGTCGAAGCTGGTTCGCGTGTCGCTGCAACTGCTCAACGACAGCGCGTTCAACCTTGAGTCCTGGCTCGCTGGGGTGCTCGGCCGCCGCATCGGCCGCGCGCAGAACGCGCACTTCACCACCGGCACGGGCACGGCCCAGCCCGAGGGCATCGCCACGAACGCGACCATCGGCAAGACGGGCACCACGGGGCAGACGACCAGCGTCACCTATGACGACCTGATCGACCTGATCCACTCGGTGGACCCGGCCTACCGGCAGAGCGGTCGCGCCCAGTTCATGCTGAACGACGCGTCCCTGGCCGCGGCCAGGAAGCTGAAGGACAGCCAGGGCCGCCCGCTGTGGGAGCCCTCGGTTCAGGTCGGCGTCCCGGACGGGCTGCTCGGCTACAACTACACGGTCAACCAGGACATGCCCGTCATGGCGGCGAACGCCCGGTCGATCCTGTTCGGCGACTTCTTCGCCGGCTACCTGGTCCGCGACGTGCAGGACGTGCAGATGCTGCGTCTCGCGGAGCGGTACGCGGACTACCTGCAGGTCGGGTTCCTCGCCTTCGCGCGCACGGACGGCACCCCGCAGGACACCGCCGCGTACAAGGCGTACCGCAACTCGGCCACCTGAGCCCCGACCACACCGTTCGCCGCGAGGCAGAAGGAGTAGGACATGGCCACGAGCCAGAGGAAGGACAGCACCCCGGACTCCGGGGTGCTGCAGGACAAGCCGACAGCGAAGGCCGCCGAACACGGGGACCACGACCGCATCGTCATGGCCTCGCGCCGTGCCGACGGGTCGATGGACCAGATCAACCCCGAGTTCATCGGGGACAAGGACGTGGCGATCGCCGCCGCGAAGGAGCAGCTCAAGGTGCAGGCCGTGTCCGCGGTCGACGTGGCCGCGCGCGGCGTCTCGGACAAGCCGGCCGGCGAGAACGAGCCGGGCAGTGACGAGCCCGACCCGGAGATCAAGGCCCTGAAGGAGGCGCAGGACTCCGCGGCCAAGGCTGCCGAGGCCCGCGCCGAGCGCGAGGTCAACGAGCTCCACAAGGGGCTGGGCGACTGATGGCTCGCATCCGCATGCTGACGAGCGTCGCGGGTGCGGACTTCGCTTGGGAGGCCGGGCAGGAGATCGACCTGCCCGGTCCCCAAGCGTCTGTCTGGGCTGACGGGGTACGCGCGGAACTGGTGCGCTCCGAGAAGCCCGAGACCCCAGAGACTGCCGCCCGAGCGGGCGACCAGTCGCACCCGCACCCGCAACCGAAAGGGGTGACCGATGCCGTTCGACCTCGGTGCGACCGCGCGCCTGACAGCCGAGTGCCGGGATCCGGGCGGCACGCTCACCACCGCCGGCACTGCCACGGTGACCATCACCCTGCCCGACGGGACGAGCGTCTCCCCGAGCGCGACGGAGACGACTCCGCTCGGTACGTACACCGCGGACTACGTCACGGCGCAGCCTGGCCGGCACACGGTCCGCTGGGTGTTCACCAGCCCAGCGCACGCGTACACCGATTCGTTCGACGTGACGCCCGCGCAGAGCACAGCCCTGCTGTCCCTGGCCGACGCGAAGCGGCACCTCAACCTGACCTCGGCCACCGATGACGAGGAGGTCCGGGCCTGGATCGACGCGACCACCGAAGCAGTCGAGTGGTTCGTCGGCCCGGTCGTCCCCCGCATTGTGGTCGAGGACCACACGGCCACCTCCCCCGGGGTGCTCGCCCTGCGGCAGGTTCCGGTACTCGAGCTGACCACGGTCGCGGGGATCCTCTCCGGGAGCGTGAGCTACGCGGTCGACACGCTGTCCGTCGACTCCGCGTCCGGGGTGGTCACCCGCCTGGACGGGGCGGGATTCACCGGGCCGCTGCGGGTCACCTACGAGGCGGGGCGGCGCATCGTCCCCCCGGTCGTCACGGCCGCGGCGCGCATCATCCTCCAACACCTGTGGCGCACCCAGCAGGGACCGGGCAGGCCGCAGCTCGGCACCGGGGACTTCGACGTGACCGAGCCCATCCCGGGTCTCGGGTACGCGATTCCGAACCGGGCCATGCAACTGCTCAGCCCGTACCAGATCCCCCCGGGGGTGGCGTAGATGGCCACCTCGACCGTCCCGGCGGCAGTCGACGCGCTGCTGTCTATCCTCAACGCGGCACCCGAGCTGTCTGGCGTGCAGGTCATCGACGGGCCACCGGTTGAGGACATGTCCGGCGCGGACCTTGTTGCAGTCGGCTGGCAGCCGGACAGCGAGGAAGCGGTCCAGCTGGAGCAGGACTTCAACGCTGCCGGCGCGAGGACGAGGGACGAAGACTTCTCCATCCTGTGCTGGGCCGAAAGCTGGACCGGAGACCGCAGCATGTCGGCCCGGCGCAGCCGCGTGTTCGACCTGCTTGCCGGTGTCGAGCAGGCGATCCGCGCCAGCGACGCGAACCCGGAAGCTCCCACGCTGAACGGGACCGTCCTGTGGGCGCACCTCACCAGCGGAACCCTGCGCCAGGCCAGCACCGACCAAGGGGTCCGCGCGGGTGTCGCGTTCGCCGTGACCTGCCGTTCCCGGATCTGATCCACCCACCACCTGAGGAGTAAGCGATGGCGCGTGTGCGCTTCATCGGCCCGGAGCCGGTCACCGTGCCGGAGCTCGGGTCACGAGC